TTGCTATATTTCGAGTATGAATTACCTACAAGCATTCGCAAAAGACGAAAAACATATCCGGCAGCTTATCCGGGTGATGGGCAACGACGATTGTAACGAGTGTCCGGCTCGTAGCTATTGCCGAAAACACAAAATGAATGACGACTGTTCCGACGCGTTCACCCACTGGGCTATTCGCGAGAAGCCGGTCAGCAAAAAAACTTTGGACAACAGACCAAAAAACGCGAGGTAAAAATGAAATATTTGTTGATTATGTTGGCCGCAATGGCTATTGTCGGTTGCGAAGACCATGCAGAGAACTGGAACGACAAAGGTCGCATCTACAAGATGGTGGATATCGATGCTCGTGAAGACTTCTCCATCTTCTGCGACAAGTCGACAAATATCGCATATCTGCGCTACTGGCAGTCCGAATCCAAGAATGGCATTACGGTGTACTACAACAGCAAGGGTGAACCGGCTCGCTGTAGCGAAATCCAGAGGTAACTATGGCTATGATTGGTATGCCGGGTTGTGACGGCTGTGAGCATTTCAAGGAAGTGAAGCTGGATGAAAAGAAGGGTGGCAAGCATCCATACCGCCGTTACGCTGAACCGAAAGCCCACGGCTTCAGCCGTGGGATGATGCGAACGGTTGCCAAATAAGAAAAGTTTTTGTAGATTGTTATAAACTTCTATAAGATAAGAGTTCTTGGCCGTCCTCCTATCAAGGTTAGATTTTAGAATGTCCACTGAATGCTGACGGCCAAAATAAGCGTTCGGTGGACATTTGCTTATCTATGGTTGAATTGAAGACATACAAGTACAAGCTGTATAATAGGGATGCCCTTCGGTATCTCGACAATATACTTGTAGTTGCTGGACGGATATACAACCACTGTATAGCTTTGCATCGTAGGTACTACGGCATCTACCATAAGATGCTAAACAAGTACCAGTTGCAGAAGCACTTAACCAAGTTGAAACGACAGTATCCAGAGTGGAATGAGGTTCCTTCGCAAGCCATTCAAGATATAACGGATAGGATAGACCGAGCATATAGGTTGTTCTTCTCGAACTTGAAATCTGGGAAGAAGACTAATCCACCGCACTTCCAGAAGACAGCTAAGTATCGTTCATTCACGACGAAGCAAGCTGGATATAAATTCCACGACTTTAACAGAGTTAAGATAGGCAAGAAGGATTTCCCCTACTGGAACAGTAGGGATTTCGATGGCAAGGTCAAGACCTTGACCGTCAAGCGCAAGAGCAGCGGATTCTACATATACATTGTCGTAGAGCAAGAATGTGAGCAGACCGAATGGGTTAAATCGGGTGAAATCGTTGGCTTTGATTTCAGTCTGCACGACTTCTTGGTTTCCTCTAACGGCGACGATTGTTCTATGCCGAAGCTGTTGCGTAAGAACCTCAACTCTTTAAGGAACTTATCGGAGAAATACCGAAAGAGCAAGGGTAAGCGAGGTTCGCTGCGTACATTGCAGAAGCTACACGAGAAAGTAGCCAATCAGCGTTCCGATATGCACTGGAAGTTGGCTCGGCAGTTCTGCCGAGACTACGATGTTATGGTGTTCGAGACACTGGATTTGGCTAACCTATCGAAGAAGTACAAGAAGTCTATGTACGACTTCGGATTCAATGCTTTCTTGAATATATTGGAATATGTAGCTCATAAGACGGGTAAAACTATAATGTACGCAGACAAGTGGTATCCATCATCTCAATTATGTTCTGTATGTGGTTATCAGAACCACGAACTAAAGGATGTGTCCATCCGACATTGGATATGTCCTAACTGTGGTGCGGAGCACGATAGGGATAGGAACGCCGCCATTAACTTATGTAAGGTAGGGGCATCTACCTTTGGGACATGTTGCCCATCTGTGGCAACTCCCAGACTCCCACGACTTTAGTCGTGGGAGTATGTCAACGAATTCGAGCGTCCGGTACGTTGTCCGCTGAAGACCGCCGAAGAACGCAAGTCCGACACTGAATCTCTGAAGGAACGCAGATAATGATAGATTTCTTGGTACTGACGGCATCACAGCTTAAAGAGGCTGCCAACACGACACGGTTCTACCGGAACCACCTGAAACCGGCTGAAAGGCCGATAGTTCGCCAGATTCTGGATTATTTGAAGTGTATGGCCGTGGTTGGGGACAACCATCTTGAGTATATGGCGAAGTTGCCGAGACATTCCCAGACTACGCTCAACCACATCAAGGATTTCTTGGAACGGTTAGGCTACAAGGTGAATGCTTGCCGCTTTGTAAATAACCCATCGTTCGATAGGAACTGCGTAGTTATCGATGTGACTGTTCCGGGGATGCCCACCAAGGGGAAGAGAGCATAACCAATGGGTGAGCGGTTCTGCATATATCCGCTGACTACGATGAACGTGACTAGTCCGGGTACTTTTCCGTGTTGCTATCTGCCTATCAACACCAGAATCGCTCGTAGCCTGTATGTCAAGATGCCGGAGCCGCTGGAATCCGTATGGAACTCGGAACGCTGGCGTTGGTGGAGGTCGCTAATCGCGTCTGGCGATTATAGTTACTGCGGCAACTGCTCCCAAGCAGACGCGTTTGTGACCGAGGAAGAGCTTCGCGAATACTATCCGGAAATCGCCGACGAGGTTATGCGTTACCGTAATGGCGACCACGACTGCCTTAAATTTCCGCATACGCTGGTACTGTCGTTCGACCATCTGTGCAATCTGCGGTGTGTAACGTGCAGACCGTCTGACGTGGAAACTAGGACTGTTCTGGAACCGCTTGCTGAAAGTGTCGAGGAATGCATAGGAAAGGTGAAGCGAGTCGTCATAGCTGGCGACGGTGAGGTTGCCGTTTCGCCGCATTATCGTAAGCTACTTGGGTTGGTAGGCGGCGATACGAAGATTACCCTTATGAGCAACGGAACCTTGCTGAATATGGATTTCTGGGCGTCGCTCGGCGAAGATACTCTGCATAGGATCGACCGCGTCCATATCTCGTGCGACGGTACTTGCAAGGACGTGTATGAACGGGTCCGGCTCCGTGGATCGTTCGATAAATGGATGGATAATATGGCCATCCTTATGAATCTCAAAAAGCAGTACGGCTGGACGACCAAGATGATGTACACGGTCAGCAAGGCCAACTATGACGATTACCGCAACACGGACGTTTTCGCAAAGCGGGTCGGCTTTGACCAGCTGCACATCGGAATCGCTGTTCCGTGGCCTCGCCCGGTAGGTGAGAAAAAGTGGACTACCGATCAGATACTTGGAGACCACGAAAAAAAGGTCGCCACGATTGTAGCGACCCATATGATGAAGAATTATCCTCTTCCTTGAAGCTCTGTGTGGAGCTGCTGACACAAAGCGTAAGGAACGCCGCGCAAAATAATCATATTCAATCTGGTTCCTATGCGCATCAAGGTGCTTATGAAGTCCTTGTACTTAGGCCAGTCTTGGGGAGCTACGAATATGTACGAGTCGGTGGGCTGTTTCGGGTCGATTACGACCGGTTCGCAAGTGTCGACTCTGTAGCCGTACCTCGGCACATTCAAACCGTGTGACACCTTGAGGCTTTCTGGTGTTCTGAGCATATCCGGACGGTTAATTATAACACAGATGTCATTAAGCTTGTCGTCGGTGACTTCCTTGTTCAGATTGACAATGATTTTCTTTGCTTCGTCTATCAAACTTACTCGGAGTAGGCGGAAGTTGTCTCCGATGGCTTCTTTGATCTGGTGATCGGTCAGTTCGTTTATAGTGTCCAGAATGAACAAGAACCTTCCGGTCTTTGCGTTCAGCTTGATGGTTTCGAGAGTGTCGATTTTCATATCAGTCACCTTCTTTGTCGCGGATGTAGTTGAGGACTTCTTCGTCGTCGAGGAAATCGACTGCGTCGGCGACTTCCTTGATGAACTTTACAGTCCATTCCTCGTTCCAGCACTTGCAAGCGGCATAACCGATGCAGCACAAGAGCGAGCGTTCGGCCTCCTTGGTCGTATAGTCCTTGCGGAATCCGCCTTTGGCAAGCATCTGCTTGATCTTGGTGAACGTGTCCACGGTACCGACGCTAAAGGTTTCCTTTACGTCGACAGTGAGCTGGATTTTCTGGATCTGCTCGTTCTTGGTGTACTTGCTAGGCTTGATACCGGCGTGGAATTCCCTTGCCTCGTCCAAGGTATCGAACCGTTTCGCCTTTTCGGCCTCGTACACGACGGTGTTTTCGTACATATAGTACACTTGTTTCCACTCGTGGTCTACGAGCTGTTCGGCGGTCAATGCGAAAAACGTAATGGTGGTTTTCATAATCTGATCCCTTTTTCATCAAATATAGCAATTCAAACTTATTATTGCTATACTGTCTGAAAACAAGGAGAATTCCTATGAAATGGACTATTAAATGGGACGCACAAGCCGACTCCAACGACGCTGACTACATCTACTCTCACGGTACCTTGGGCGTATTCGACGACGAGAACAAGGAACAGATGCAGGAGCTGTTGTTCAGGATGCGTCTGGCTCAGTACGCGGAACAAACATTCTACGACGGCTGGTTCCACGACGTTTGCGAACGCGAAGAGCTTATCGACAGTTTGGCCGCCGATGGAAAGCTGCCAAAGGATGTCGTGACCAAGCTTGTCGACAAGGAAATTGGCGACGAGAACGACAAATGTTTTAAATCCCATCTGAAAGACTGGCTCGATAGCTTCGTGCCGGACGACCCAGAAGACGACAGCCTTGCGCACGACCTCAACATCTCTTGGACTAAGATTCCGGGCGAGGTGCGCGAATCCAGCTTCGATACTAACTGGGTAGAGAGCAAGGTGTAGTATGAAAATATTCGACATTTTTAACCCGTGCGCCTTTAACGATTCACTAGACAAAGCTAATGCTGATTTGTCCGAGAAAGACTTGTCTCGTATTCTTGGTTATCTTGACCAAGCGAAGCAGTATGCCCAAGCGAGCCTCAACGAGAAGAAGGCTGCACGAATCTGCCCCGAAGACGAGACACGCAAGGCGGCAATCGACTTCATACTCCACAAGGCCACCAAGTTGTGCATATACGCGCCGTTCAATCAAGAGTTCCAGACGAACGTCTCGATCAGGGAAGTCACACGGAACACGGACGAGTATATCACTATATGTGGTACGTACGAGACAGAACCAGATCGCGAGAAAATCGGTGAATACGGTAGTACCATAACCAAGAGCGGAAATTTCAACGTCAATCTGGTTATCCAGCTGGCCGACCTCAATGTCCTTAGTCGCAAATGCGAGCCGCCGTTCACGATCGGTATACAAGGCTGGCGCGACGAAATATCAGTGAGGTAGATATGATTACACCGGAAATGCTCAAACCTCTTATCGACAAGTGGGAGGGTATCCTTGAAATTGCTCTCGACAAGTCGTACGAGCCGGAGCGCAACGTCATCCGCGATACGCGGACTGGGACGAAGTTCTCGATGGAGCTGCTTTCTAAGCTCTACACTCCGCAGAACGTGCTATACGAGCTTGACAAGCAGTTCGGTTCCGAACACTTGTTCGATTCCGACTTGCCGGACGCCGTGATTCAAGACTTCAACCGTATGGACAGCGGTATCATCTATTTCTCGGTTAACAACTGGATGTACGGACAAGACTATCCTCCGACCGAGAACTTCCGCAAGTGGCTGGGAAACGACCTCAACCAGACGTTCCAGAATGAGGAATGGGTCAAGGAAAACAAGCTCTGTGTCCGCTGTGGTTTCGTCGATATGAGCCAGAACTATCTGGTATCGGCTCCTCGCGAATGGGTCGAGAAGAATTGTCCGGAACTGCTCACGAATTTCGAATACACCTACACCTCCATCATCAACGGCAAAGAGGTGGAACACAAGGGTAAGTATTCCAAGTTCGTGTACTCACCCGACTACGGTCCGGACTGCGACGAGTTCAAGTGCGAAGACCGTTTCGGCTGGCCGTTCCTCGAATACAAGGAAGAGAACATCGGAGTCCACTGGTACGAGGAAGAACCGGAAGAGGAAGATGAAGCGGAAGAGGATGAACCTGAGGGGTCGGTAGGTTCAGTATGAGTTTCACGATATTCGAGAAATGGTGGAACAATAACACCAAGACATTTACTATAATATGGTATCCGCAGCACTTCTTTAGATGCTTTTTCAAGTGGCACAACAACGGTGCAAGGAAAGGGGTCGACAGGTGCTACGACGGCAGCCTTTGGCTGCTTGGCATTTGTTTCAACTATGTGAACTGGCGATACGACGCCTAGAGAGATTTCACCAGATGCGACTGTTCCAAATAATCAAGTATGCGTTCAAGTATAGAAGACGGATAAAGGCTCACATCGAGCGAGTCCAATACTTCTATACGAAAATAGTCTATGCCGATATGATACCTATGATGAAGGATATCGATATGGACCGGGTAATGAACCACGACAAGGACAAGCTGAAACTCAAGAATCTGGTTCGCCAAGCGTTCAGGTACATTCCGGGACCGCTATCCGACAAGGAGAAGCTGGCTATCCATAACGTGGTTATGGAACACATCAAGTCGAACAAGCACCACTGCGAATACTGGAGCGACGGCGACTACGCGTCCGAGGGTAACGACTGCACCAAGATGGAACCGACGTACCTGTACGAGATGTGCGCCGACTGGGCGGCAACTTCGGAGGAAAACGGCAGCGGCCTGATGGAATGGTACGAAAAAGTCGTGAACAAGAAGTTCCTGTTCACGACTGCACAACTAGATATCATCAAGCCGGTGTGCGAGTACCTGTCCCAGTGCATCGACCCCAATTTGAAGCGCAAGGACGATATGACGCCAGTCAAGCTGTCTACCTTGGGTATTTCGTCAAGGCACTAGCTACTTGGGAACGGTGACGAAGAAAGTGTCGCCGAGGCCGAGGTTGATGTAGCTCAGTTCCTTGTCGTCTTCAGCCAACTTGATCTTGAGTACACGCTTGTTTCTATCTGAATAGTAATAATACGGCGACTCGACGTTGCAGTAGTGTGTATGCTCTAGGCAAACATATACGTCCTTGTTGAAGATTGTCTGGCCGCTCTGGACGATCTTGAGGTGGCGTTTAGTGTATTTGTAGTAGTTGTTATCCATATTCTGAAATATAGCAATGTTAATCGGCGTTGCGAAATATAATTTTCGGTTTCAGTATTGACAACGCAAGAAATATTTCTTATATTTGCCTATATGAGTACGACAGACGAACAGAAAACCATCACCGAACCGGCAAAGGACTTCCGCAAGGCATACGCCTCGTCGCTCGTTGCCGACCTAGAGGCATACGCCAAGAAGCACGACCTTTTCCTCGGCAAGAAGCCGTGGGTACAGCGTCACGAATGGACAGCCTACCACACCAACTACCAGCAAAACCACCTTTTCCTCGACGCCATCTTGTTCACCGGAATAACGTGCGACGTGAACAATCTGGAATGCGTTATAGTGTACGACAGCCTCTACGAGGGTGGACGCTTCGAGTTCGGTATGGTCAGCCCGGACTTCCGCGAGACCTACGCGAACGACCCGAAATGGGGTATCTCGCTTCATCAGGCCGGGAAGGACAAGGACGGTAACGACAAATACGACCTTATGTTCGGCAAAGAGTTCCGCTGCTTCATAAAGGCACGCGACAAGATCGGCGAACAGTACCCTGATTTCAAGAACATTGCCGATTACTACCACCGGTGGGTGCAGCACGTCCCGGAAGAGGCTCTGGACTCGGTTATGGACGCCTTCCGCGAGATCAACTTGAAACACGCCAGAAGGCTGAAGAACCAAGACAGTCTGGAAAAGAAGAAGGCCCGTATCAAGGAGTCCGAGGACAGGCTGACACCCATTGCCGACATTCTGGCACCGCTTGTCGGCGAGAAGTACAAGATCACGACTAGGCGGACGACCATCGTTCCGACCGAGAGCGAACCCATATCGGTGGAGCTTATGGTGGATTCCGGCGTGAGGAACATCTGCATCGACTGCCATATCACCTATACGCCGAAGAGAGACAAGTTCAGGGCTTGCCTGAGACACCCGACAGATGACAAGCTGGGGTCGGAGCCGTTCTGCTGGTACGCCGAGGGTGGCATCCAGCGTATAGTCGCTGTTATCGGCTACGCGATGGCGTTCTGCCAGCTCTATGACGAGACCTGCACCAAGCTGAAGAACTTGAAGGAACTCTACTCGGTCGGCGAGGACATCGTCGTCAGGGACGAGGACGACTAGCGTCTTATAAACTTGGGGGTATGAGTAGTGGTGTACCTAATACTTACATAGTCAACCATTGTAGCGGTGGATTCATATATAAGCTGACTAATCATCAGTACACGAACCCATTTATTTGGTCGCTAATAGATTATGAATCGATGGCTAATCTTGTTACTCGGCTGCCAGACATTGACTTCCGTAAGATTAAACTGATATCGGATTTCTGGTCAGAGCCAGTAATCGAAATTGACGGCTGTGTTCGAGTTATTTATCCACATATTAAGCTAGATTGGAGAGCCAAGTCGCCTCGGATTGATGGGGTTGATGTATTCACGGATAAGCCGGGCATATATGCAGTAGATAAATACATAGTCCGTGTAAAGCGGATGTTCGCCACGAAATATCAGCCAGTTTTTATTATTTCGGAAGATAGTGATTATCGGCCAGCCGCTATGTCGATTGGCAAGGTGTTATTGTTTTCCGAAATTGTTAAGCAAAAAGGAACTTATTTTCCTTGCTATGTATTCACTCATACTAAAGACGTAAAAGACTTGGTTGAATGTAAATACATAAAGTATTTCTTTACACAATATGGTCGTGCTTGGCCATTTGCTCAGTATTTGATTGACAATCGCTTTATTGATCTATAAACTAGGATATATGAGCGAAAAACTAGACTGCATAATTGCAATGACTTCGTGGAAGGGTCGCATCAATAGCGAAATCCTTCGATTAACTCTTTTTAGTTTTTTAAAGCAATCCAAGGTGTGTAATTTCAAGGTTATCTTGGTGCTTAGTACAGACGAGTTTCCGACGAAGGAAGCTGAGCTACCCGACGAACTGGTTAAGCTTATGAAATCCGCACCGAACGCTGAGTTGATGTGGACTGGCGCGAATACTAAGGCTTACAAAAAATACTTCCCAGTGGCTCGTGTTTACCCAGATGTTCCTATTATCACGGTCGACGACGATTCTCCGGCGAAGGACAATTTCCTGACTACGCTTTGGGATATCCATACCAAGGATCCAGACCGAGTTATCTATGGGTATAACCACGTTTTACCCAGTGTAACGAGTAACGGCTGTATCGACAATGTTCGATATGGCGTTGCGCTTTATCCGCCCAATTCGCTTTATCCGTTGGATGAGACTTTTGGTCGTAAGTTCTTTGAGGATATGGATGACGAATTTATGCGACTGTTGCACGTTCTGAAGGGAACTCGATATAGAGCGGTCGATGCTTATTCGGTCTTGCATATGCAAGCTCGTAATCAAGATGTCGCTATGGGTCGAATTATGGGTGGTCAGTGGGGTCAGATTTCATCTATGTGGAATACGCTGTGGATGGTTTTCCCGGAATTGAAGAAGATTTGGGATAGAAATATACGGAATAGGAATTAGTTATGCATTTTTATTCGCCGCACCCAGCATTTAATGATACTATCGACTCATTAAAAAATGAGTTCAAAGATGATACATCGAACTCAATCATTGTTTGTGGAGTTCACGAAACTAGTCAAAGGCGTACAGTAGCTGACTTTAAGAAGCAGTATGACAAAGTGATCGCGTTCAACCAAGAACCTTTGTTGGCAAAACAGCGTACCTTTATGAATATATGGATGTATAAGTTCTTGAAGGAAGCCGACGAAGTATGGGACTACGACGAAATGAACTTCAGGGCAATTAAAGCTATCCGACCAGATACTGAGCTACATATACTGAAACCGTATAAGAATTGGAGTCTATTTCCGCGAGTATCAAAGGATATTGATGTTCTGTTTTATGGCTGTATAAATAACCATAGGCGGGTTTTGCTTGACGCATTATGCCGTAAATATCGTGTCGAAGTAATAACTAACAACTTTAACGATTTAGATTCGATGATTTTAAGAAGTCGAATATTGTTAAATATTCATTATTACTATGAGGTTGCAATGCAAGAACAAGCACGAATGGTGCGTTGGTTGGGCGCACCGTGTCGTATAGTATCGGAAAAGTCTTGGCGTAACTATCTTGGAGTAGATGAACTTAAATATGAGGAGATGTTTTCAATATGAGTGAGTTAGTTTCGTTTATATTTGTTAATCGAGGTGGTGTTAGTTTGAATGATGCCATCCGTAATGTAAATCAAGTATATTCTGATTATGACAAAGAAATACTAGTAATTGAGCAAGCCGATGATTTGCCGTTTCTTAGAGGTCAGTTATTTAATATAGGTGTTAAATTTGCTCAAGGTACATATATTGCATTGTCCGACAATGATATGTATCACTTGAATAAGGTGCCTTGGATAGATATATATGAGAAAATTAAGAAACCATTGATCGGCTTCAAATATATTAGTCAAGTGACATTGAAAAATGGTACGCCTATTATTACTAAGACAGAAGAATGCCCAACCGGGTTTGGTGGGTTTAACTTTATGCGGCGAGCCGATTTCTTAGGATTTAATGGATTTTCCAATTTGTTTGTTGGTTGGGGGTTTGAGGATAATGCATATAGTATGCGGTTTGATTATTTCCGGGTACCACAAGATTTAGGGCATATTACACACCCTATACGCAACTACGCTTATTCTAAAAACCGTGAATATAATATGGAATTGTGGAAGACGGTATCTAGCCGTGATAGTAAACTAGATGGAATCCAGCAAACTACATTTAATTTGGTGTCTGATGAAGTTGAATGTGATGGAATACGTCGTATTTGTGTCAATAAGGTGTCGGTGTGCGATGGCTTTGCTTACTTGGATTTGTTAAAAAAACACTATACATTACTGGAGATGCGATAATATGCTAGACGATACCATCATCATATCAATGACATCGTGGCCGAAGCGAATTCATTTGGTTGCGCCAGCTGTATATTCAATATATCGACAGATTTCAGGTCCGGCTAATTGTCGTATTGTTGTTGTATTGGCTAAACCAGAATTTCCTAACTTAGAGGCGGATTTGCCATTCGAACTTAGAACGATGATTAACGCAAAAATAGTTGACTTGCTGTGGTGTGATGAAAATTTATATAGTCATAAGAAACTAATGCCGACACTTTTAAAATGGCCTAATAATACGATATTATGTGTTGATGATGATGTAATTCGACCAAATGGGTGGTATGCGCAGTTTCTTAATGATCATAATAAGTATCCTAATGATATAATTGTTGGCTGCTGTTGGTATGATATTGGATATGAAAACGGTCGCTTTAATCCTACTAAAGCGGTTATATCAGATTCTGGCGTTCGAGCTGGCAGTATCATTACCAATAGCCGTCCAGCAAATGGATATGGTGGTATATTATATCCAGCGCATACGTTTACAGATTCTCGTTTTTTTGATTTAAAGTTGATGATGCGTTTAAGTGCTAGGTCTGATGAATGCTGGCAATATTGCTTTAACATAATTGAAGATAAGACTTTACGATGGCTTTCATATGTATGGCCATATCATAAGTATGTTCAAGATGGGTCGCAAGAAACTAGTATGGGACAATCTCGAATTTTGGGCAAAATTAGTTCGTATGATGAAATCCACACAAATTTATTTAAAGCATTTCCTGAATTTGAACGGAAATTGAAACTTAAATTAGGTATGTGAGCGAGGGTATTATGGATTGGGCTAAATTTTGTGTTAGTAAAATACCAGACTTAATCAACAAGTATAAAACCAATACGGGACGAGAAATTAACCTTTCGAGCGTTCGTACATTTACTGATAAAATTCAGTGGCTAAAGATATATGATAGTACATATATGAAAACTTTTGTCGCCGATAAAGTGACCGTTCATAAATTTTATAAGCAAATCTTGGGTAAAGATATTGGAATTCCATTGATTGCAGTGTATAATAATCCGAGTCAAATAGAATGGGATTCGCTACCACCCAAAATTATGATAAAGTGTAATCACGGAAGCGGATATAATATTAGTGTAACTGATAAATCACAAGCAACTATTCATCGAGTTAGTGACTTATTGGGTCGTTGGTTACAAGATGATTATTCTGAATTCTTTTGTGAATTGCACTATAAGTTGATACCTCGTAAAATATTAGTAGAACCATACATAGATGGACTAGTTGACACGAAAATATTTTGTTTTAACGGCACTCCTAAATTTTATCAAATTGACAAACACTTAACCGAGTCGAGAATGAATTTCTATGACTTGAATGGTACCCCAGTCCGGTGGTTAAGTAATACAACGTATCCAGCAAATTATAGTATTCTCGATCCGAAGCCTAATAAATTGAACGAAATGTGTAGTATTGCAACAAAACTAGCTCGACAATTTAAGTTTGTTCGAGTAGATTTTTACACAGTAGGAAACACATTATATGGCGGAGAACTTACTTTTACGCCCGGTGCCGGAAACCAAAAATATATCGGCGACGGAGACCGAAGACTCGGAGATTTGCTGGCTTTATAACGAGTTAGCTGATATACCAGAGGAATTTGTTGTGATTGCCCGTTCGCGTGGGGTCGGCAAAGACTCTTGATTATCGGAAAGAGGTAGCCACCCCTTTCTCCGTAAAATTCGTTGTAACTCTTTATTCATACTAACCAGTTTATGCAAAAGACGACCAATCAGGTCGTCTTTCTGGTTTATCTATGCCATCCGCAAGTTTCGTCGTGCATCATATTAAATGCACCTACCGGAAGAGATGTAGCAGATGTGGCTGATAGAGGACACCCGTGTACCCCTTGGTTACAACCGCTATAGAATTTTGCATACGGTTCTCCATTTATACCAATTGGTCGGCCATCTACTAGTTGGACGTAAATGTCGGCAGTTCTTCCGCCCGTATATGCATATACATTAAATGCTGAGCGGTTTGCAGACCAATTTCTAAGTAGTTGTTCGGCTTCTGGTGTAAACACCGTTCCACTGCAACCTGAAAACGAAGAAGACCCACTATACGAATGTTTTTGAGTCACTAAAACTGATGCATTGTGCTCGAAACCTTCATTTAGGATTTGTTCTGGGGTTATTAGTGATTTATCAATCATTAAGCCTCCGTATAGTTCGTTGTCCCAAAATATACTAAATAAAATGTTTGCTGCCAACATGGGTTTAGTTACCCAGCTTCCATTCATACTGTCCATCGCTAGTTTGGACGTAGCGAACGCGGCCATACAAGTGATAATAAACGGCGGTCTTAGGCCATTCTACATCCCAACGAGGGGAAACCACGTTAAGCCATCTTACTTCGTCTTCGCTGGGCTTTTCGGACTTATTGTCGTCGTGAGCAATAACACGATGAATCCGTACATCCCCGGACAAGGCACCTTGGCTGTTTTTCTCGGTTGATTCCATCAACTCTTTAAGAGCTTCATCTATGTCGTCACTCTTGGCAACAAAGGATGATACCAAAAGAAACGGGCACAGAGTGCATTGCATACTGTAGAATAATTTCATAAGTCTACTCTCGTCATTTTTGATGAAATATAGCAACTAGTTGGCAAATTTTAGCAACTAGTTGGCAAATTAGCTCGAATTTACACAAATCTACTGAAATTTACAAAAGTTCCGAAAAGTATGTTGAACACCCGCAAAAGTTTTGTACAATGTATAAACTTGATATATAAAGGTACAATGAATTAGTAGCGTTCTTCATTGTACTAAATAAGAAACCATTTCGATGGCTCGTTTGGAGTTGAACGCTACATTAAATTCCTTACGAGCCATTTCTTTTTTGTATGAGCAAGCATTGTTGGACATTAAGCAATAGATTCGAGTCGCATTTCTCTGCTGCGTTCTATCCTATTCTGTTGTCCGACACCAAACGAGCCGAAATTATCCACCGGGCCGAAGAAATCCGTGCCGTAAGAAACGAGATATCGGAAGTATTCTTCTCGGATATGCTCGGCTTCCAAGATATGACGAAGTTCGAGGCATTCAAATTTTTCAACCCAATCTTTACCACTAGATTGTCCGGCCACTACTTGAATAAGGCTATCGAGGATGTGTGGAAAGCTTACCAGCTTCGGTTTGATGCCATACGCAAGAAGATTGAGTTCGAGCAAGTTACCGAACTGATTCCGTCGTTTTACAAGCGTAGAACCAAGGAACACCAAGTAGGCGACCTCAAATCCATCGAGAGACATACCAAGAAGACTGAACTGACCAAGGTGCTTACTTGGCTTGCTAGATACGGCAAGGATGACACCGTTTATTGGCTGGAATCGAAGATTCCTACCGTCGACGAACCCAAGCAGAAGTTCTACCGAGCCATCCTCCGTTGTATCAGCAAGTTTGGGTTCAACCGCGTTATGCGGTTAGCCTTGTCCAAGAGAGAGGCCGTATTTGCCGAATACATCAACCGAGGGAAGATTACATTCGAGTCGCTTACGTTCAGTGGCAGAAGCCGCCTCAAGCGTCCTATCGTAGATGCCAGAAGGAACGAGACTGGAAAGTTCGACTATTATATTGAAATGTCTTGGGACTGGTTCGATGACGGATACCGTGGCAGTAGCAAGAATACGATGTGCATCCCGTTCAAGTACAACCGAGCATATCACCGTGCATTGTCAAGATACTGCAACGGGACGGATACGTTCTATACCGTAGTGATTCGTGGTAACGACATCCACTTCGTATTGGCTAGGGACGGCTACCGTTACAAGCATAACGAGGAAATCACCGAAGATAATACTATCGGCATTGATGTGAATTCCAAACATAATATGTTCGCCTTGAGTAACGGTGAGTTCATTCCTCACGACGAAGCGTTGATTGCCGACCTTGAAGATGCACTGCTGAAAGTCGATGCCAAGCAGAAGGCATATAATGATAGGTTCAAGAAGGACGAAGAACACGATGCGTTCAAGATTTCTCGTAATGACAAGTCACGCATCGAAGCCATCACTACGAAGCTGAACGAGTCCAACAAGCGGACTATTGCTAACCTCTGTAAGCAGTTCGCAACAACGGGCATTAAGCATATCGCTATGGAGAACCTCGATGGTTTCCAAGGAAGCAAGCTCCATTCAGAAGACAGTAAAGGTTTCAATCTAGGTAGGTTGCATCTAAGGACTGGACTATCTTCGTTGAAGGACGCGTTCATCCATATTGCACCCAAGTACGGCTTGCTAGTATCGATTGTACAGGCCGAGTATACATCAAAGATGTGTGGCCACTGCGGCTGTATCGACGACCGGAACCGCCAGACCCAAGAAGAATTTTGTTGTGTGGAATGCGGACATTCCGAGAATGCCGATATACACAGCTCGAAGAACATTAAATTTCGCCTTACCTCGACCGTGTTAAGAGGGAACCTGTTAGTTCTAGCAGGAGATAGCGAATACAGGTACTTCATTCCGAAAAGACTCCTTCCTAGGTGGAAGGTGAAGAAGTACCTGGAAAAATGCCGTTGCGATGGTTTGTTCAAACAAACCATAGAAAATCAGCAATTATCTACTACTTGTAGATTTTGTTAGATTTTTGTCAACGATGCCCCTGTTGTTTTGATTAAAAACAGCAAAAGCTGCCGAGTCTCCTCGACAGCTCTTGCAAACAATAACAATGGGGTTCCCCATCGAATCGGTTAAAGTATAGCAAATAGTCTTAGTAATGTCAACATTCCAACCAGAAATATAGCACGAAACCGACATAGTTGCTATATTTATGCACAAGGAGCTGATTGTAATTTTGAAAAGGGTAATATATGCTAAAGCCAGAAGTACAGCAAGCACTGTTCGACAAGTACGCACCGGATCCGACCGGTGCCAAGTGGGACATCAAACGTTTCGCCGATCGAATAGCTACCGAACCGTCACCAAGGGGAGACTGGTTGCGGAAGTATCTGCACGTCGTGTGCGACGACACCATCAATACCAAGTTCAACGACCCGGATGTGACGGAAAGTAGCGTGGCAAACGCTAGTTGGCTGTTTTGCGGGGAGGCTCATCCCGAACTGCCTTCATTGCTCAAGGGAGTCGCTTGGCATGACGTCACCGACGAGATGGTGGACAAGTTTCTCCAGCAGCTGTCGGATTCATTCTCATTACACGCCGCTTACAATGCGATCAATCTGCTTGCGTCGTTCAAGTATAACGATACTAGCCTCGAACGCCAAGAAAAGGCGAAGGAATGCCTCGAAAAACTGCTGCCTGATTCAGTGGAAGCCTTCTTCGAAGGACCTGCTATCAACATTCCGACCGAGGAACGGCTAAAAGCAATTAAGTACCGTATGATCGAGTACATCACCAACCTATAGGAGAACCCAGATGAAATACGGCCAGTTGAATCCGGGAATCGGTGCTGGAATTGCGAAAAATCCGTTGTCGTGCGTCTGACCGGAATTTCTACGGAACTCAAGAAGGAAAAGCGCGGTTAAGCGCGAAATTTACTATGATGAAGACTCTACTGATTCTCGTTTGTCTACTGGCTGGCTACGGCCTTTCCGAATCCGGTACCTGTCACCAGTTCACGGTATGGAACCCGGCTACCAAGGACACTCTGGTACACTACTTCTCCGCAGGGGAGCAGAACGGTTACTGCTGGTTCGGTACCAGCATCTTCGGAAAGACCATCCGCTGGGAATGTCGCAAGATGGCCAAGCGTACCGAGAAAGGCCGCGAGGTCGTCTCGGAGAGCGGACAGTTGAGCTACAAGAACTTGGCGTATTATTGCGCATCTAGGTGGTAAGTATGAAGAAGCTGATAGCTATTTCGATTTTGGGCATCTTGTTCGTAGGCTGCACGGAACCTACTATTGAGAACGGTTGCCGTGGCGACGTTATTGAAGACAACAACAAGTGCCTACGTGTCGTTAACGACCGACAGAGGCACCAGATCGACAGCTTGAACTACGAATTGAAGCTTCTGCAGCAGAAGTTCCACTACGAATGCACCGACCGCAAAGCATCGCTATGAAGAAAAGGCCGTCCTTTTATCTCGACGAAAAGCAGATCAACAATCTGTACAAGCACGTCCGTAAGAAAATGAAGCGTGCCGACCGCATTAAACGAATGCGGAAGTTCCTCAAAGATATGGCACCGTTGCTCATTTCGGTGTTGGTCTGTATAGTGCTGTTAGTTGTTTCTGAGGTTACCGGAGTGAAAACCAACGAATGCGAGGCATTTTTCGCTGTAATCGTAGTTTCCTTGCTAATTGTAATTTTCTAAAGCTTGACGTTGGTTTCCAGCCAAGACGATATCGACTCCCTGCAGTTGCTGATGCAACGGTAGTGGCAGATTTCATCGTAAGTGGTTTCCGGGACATCGGCCTTCTCGTAGGTTAATCCTAACCGTTCCACCACTATCAGCTTTATCGTGCTGGTCATCGGCTTGTGGTCGGATTCCTTGTAGTCCAGCGATGCGGCCTCGACCAAAGAAGGCAGTGCTAGGCACTTGTACCTCACCTTGCCGGCCGACTTGCCGTACTGCCAGTCGAAATACTCGATGTCGACGTTGACCAGTCCGCCCAAGTCCATTCCGCTAACCGGGTGTCCCTCGTACTCGGAGACGCCGAGAATCACGCCGGGGTAGCGGTAGCCGTTGAACTCGACTTGGCTGTTGGCGAAAGATGTCACGGCCATATTGTCCTGGATCCACGTCCAGTCGGCCTTCTGGCTATGGAAAGTGGCCTTCCAGTGGTTCTTCTTCACGAGGTCCGGAAGGCTGTCTATTTTCTCCGCCCAGAACAGCTTCTTTTCGGGGTCTTTCTTTATGCCGACGTATTCGGCCTCGAAAGCCTTGTCGCCCATACGCTTCCTCATATCCCGTTCGAACTCCTCTTCCTCCTTGGTTGTGGCACACCAAGTGTTGACGGAGGCGTAGAACGGTATGTCGCAGTTCTTCCAGTACAGGGTGTTGGCCTCTGAATGTGCGCTGAATATCTGGGAGTTGGCAAGGATGAGGTGGCGACGTGCGCTGTGCTTCATACACACGAACTCCGACTGGGTGAGTTCCAGCATCTTCTTGTCGGTCAGCCAGCCGAACTCGTCGATGAAAAGGTAGTCGGACGCGAACCCGGATATGCTTTTCTGGTCTGCCGGACGCGCTAGGATGGTGCTTCCGTTCTTGAAGGTGACTGTGTGTTCCGTCCAAGTCTTGACGCCGGGCTGGATGGCGTAGGGGAGCCTGATGATGGCCTGTCGGATGTGCATCTCGAACTCGGCGTACGCCTGAGCCTTCTTGGGTGCGCAGTAGGTCAGTACCAGATTGGGCGTGAACATCGCCTTCCAGAGGAAATAGGAGAGCACGATGGTCGTGTAGCCGGACTGTCTGTACCAGTCCGACTTGATGAACCGCTGGTTCTGCAGAACTTCCAGCTCGGCTCGCTGTCTGGGGCTGGGTTTCAATATGTTGGTGCCGTCCTTGGAAGTCGTTTGCACGAAGGTATTGATGAACAGGTAGGGGTCGTTTTGGCAGAGCTTGAGCGTGTTCCGCTGCTCTTGGGTGAGTTCGACTTCTTCGTCGGCGGATTTCAGGTTTTCTATTCCTCTATATGGCATAGTTTCCTCGGTTGTTTCGTAATCGAAGTTTATATCTCCGTCGGATTTTTGAAAATCGCGGTCATTTTTCG